AAGGGGGTGCAGTCGTGAGCCGCAAGAACCCTTACGAAGCAGGAACAATCAAAGCGACCACTTGGGCTTTGCTAAAGCCTGTCCGACAAGCGGAAGCCAAACGCAGGAAGAACACAAAGGGTGCTTTTGGTAAATCCAAGAAGGGTGACCAGCCGTGAGCGAGCCGAAGCGATACCAGCGTTGCTACCACAAGGACTACATCCCAGAAGGGATGGAGGAACACTACAACGGCAAGTGGGTCAAGTGGGAGGACTACGCCAGCCTCAAGGCCGAGTTTGATTTGCTGGACGAAAGCATAAAGCTCGGCCCGTCCACAATTCCCGTAAGCCGTGGTTATTATTTATGGAAAGAAAGCGAACAGTGCGCCCTCCGGGAAGAGAACGCCCGCCTCAAGGCCGATAACAATCGCCTTAAGGAAGCGATTGCAGACTCTTACAAGGCCGTAGATGAAATGGAGAAAAAGTTTAAAGAGTTAGAGGCTGAGTTTGAAATGCATCCTATGGCTGCCGAGAACGCCCGCCTCAAGAAACAGGTTGAGAGGCTGACCAAGGCAATCGACACGCTTATTGAAGCAGGAGACGATATGGCTAAAGATGAATGCAGTCGTGTTTCATATCGTGATTGGGAAGCCGCAACAATCGCCGCCAAGGAGGGCAAGTCCCAGCCATGAGCGAGAAACCGCCGTTTGATATGAACCCGTTTTTCTGGGGCGTTGCGATTGCTTTGCTTTACCTAATCATTGGTCGACTTGATGACATCATCAAACTACTACAGTCCGCAAAATGAACGAACCTAATAAATACGAGTATGTGAGCGAAACCAAACGCACCCGCGCCGGCTACGGCGACGTCAAGCAAGCCCTCATCGAAGGCCAGGAGCAGGGGCTGACCTACGCCGAAGTCTCCGCCAAGCACGGCATCCGCCGGCCCAGCCTTTACATCGCCGCCAAGCGGCTCGGAATCTCCCTCAAACCCTCAAAGCATACCAAATGAGAAAACCCCCTATCAACCTCACCGAATACACCCACAAGATGCCGCGCCGTTGCCACGCCCTGCTGGTGATCCTCGACGGCGGCAAGGTGGAGCATCCCGAGTTCGTGGCCTACAGCCGCGACGAGTTCGCCGACTCCATGGCCAAGTGGAAGCGGACGGTGCTGCCGACCCTCCGCCGGTCGAACGTCGAGTTCTGGGAGCTGCACAACGGCGAGCATACCTGCGTCAACCTGCTCAACCGATGAACAACCTCAAAAGGGTCAACAGGTACGGCAAGCCGCCGGCGCGGACTATCGTCCCCGAGGCGATCGCCCGTGGCCTGACGACGAAGGAGGCCGCTTACGAGTACGGGTACTCCCTCAGGGCCATCCAAGAAGCCGCCAATCGGCTCAATATGTCCTTCGTCTGGGTCGGGTTCGGCCGACCCCCTAAACACCTGCCTAACAATAATGAACATCAATAAAGGCTGGAAGCGGTTCATGGCGGTCGGCTGTTCCCACGGGATGTACGCCGACCCCAAGGCTATCGAGGGCGTCCTCAAGTTCAAGGAACGGTGGAAGCCCCACATGACCGTCCACCTGGGCGACTTCGTGGACATGACCCCCTTCATGTCGTCCGCCCGGGGCAAGGGGGACGCCATCGAGCCTGATATCGGCGGGGGCTTGAAATTCCTCGATCAGCTCCGCCCCAATGTCGTGCTGGCCGGCAACCATGAGGTCAGGCTTTGGCGCGAGGCCGCTTCGGACGACGAAGTCTACTCCGGGTACGCCATCCGCCTCATCAACGACATCACGGAACATTGCCGGAAGCGAAAAGCCCTGTTCGTCGAGTACACGGGCATCTGGCAGGCGTTCCAGTTGGCCAACTACAAGTTCACGCACGGCACCGTCTACGGCGAGAACGCCCCCCGGGACATGGCCGAGATGTACGGCAATGTTATCTTCGCCCATACCCATAAGGTCGGCCGCATGACCGGCCGGCGGGACGACACCCCGACGGGCATCAGCGTCGGCACCCTGACCCGCCGTGGTGCCATGGACTATGCCAATACGCGCCGTGCCACCTTCGCCTGGTCGCAAGGCATGGTCTTCGGCTACTATACGGACGAGAAACTCATACCGTGGGTGCATGAGCAGCCGCACGACCAAGACGAATGGGTTCTGCCCATCTGACATGAAGGCCAACGACGTCCTGAAGAAACTCTGGGCGATCAAAGCCCGCAAGGCCGACGAGGTGCCGAAGGGCTTCAAGTCCATCGACGGCTGGGCGAAGGAGTGGGACGCGACGAACGGCACGGCGCGGGTCTGGCTGCTTGAGCTGGAGAAGGCCGGCAAGATGAAGAGGGTGCGTCTGCGGTTCTTCGACGGGAAGCGGATCCAGATGAAATACTTTTTCGGTTGACGCCGAAGGGGGTAAGGGGGATAACGAATCCGCCACCTATGAAATATCTATCAGTCTGTTCTGGAATGGAAGCCGCGTCCGTCGCTTGGCACCCGCTCGGCTGGACTCCTGTCGGCTTCTCCGAGATCGAACCTTTCCCATCCGCAATCCTCAAACACCGATTCCCTAACGTACCCAACCATGGAGACCTCACCAAACACGCCGAGTGGCCCCTATCAACTGGAGATGTGGACTTGCTCTGCGGCGGGACACCCTGCCAGTCTTTCTCAATCGGAGGCAAGCGAGGAGGCATGGATGATGTCCGTGGTAAACTCGCCCTTGCCTTTGCCGAGCTGGCTGGACGACTTCGACCGCGCTGGATCGTCTGGGAAAACGTCCCGGGCGTTCTATCCAGCGGCGGAGGACTCGATTTCGCCGCCTTCCAAAGGTCGCTGGTTGACCTCGGGTATTGCTGTGCCTGGAGGCAGCTCGACTGCAATGGCTTCGGACTTCCCCAGCGTCGTAAAAGAATCTTCCTTGTCGGATATCTTGGAGACTGGCGACCACCTGCTGCGGTATTGTTTGAGCGCGGAATGTTGCAGGGGAATCCTCGAAAGGGCGACGAGGAGGGGGAAGAGCCTGCCGCTGCCGTTGATGACGGCCTTGCAGAATGTGGCGAACAAGGGATGATCCCTTACCGGAAGTCACGTCGCGCACAATCTAAGGAAGATTACGAGACTTGGGTTAAGGCTGACTTTGCCAATTGCCTTAACACGTTCGATCTGACTGGCGATATCCGGTCTACCCACGCCATCGCTTTCCAACCAGGCAACCTTCGCCGGCAGGGAGGGGCCAACCCTTCCTATGACTTCTTCCCTACGGTCTCCACGGACAGCGGAGACCAGAACGCCCATGTGGCCATCCCCCCGTCGACGGTTCGTCGACTGAGCGTCGTGGAGGTCGAGCGTCTGATGGGTTTCCCCGACAACTGGAGCCGTATCCCTTGGAAGGGCAAGCCAGAGGAGGAATGCCCAGAATCCCCGCGTTATCACGCCTGCGGCAATTCCATGGCCGTGCCGGTCATGCGCTGGATCGGCGAACGCATCAATTTCATCCATGGCAAAGTATCATCCTGACGCGATCCGCATCGAGCCTGCCGAATGGTTCGACGATGCTATCGTAGGCACGTCCAAAGACGGTTTCCTGATCTACTCCTATTATAGGCTCATCGACGTACACATGAGGTACATGAACGAGTCCGAAGAGGACAGCGCGGAATGGATTAACTTCAATGTGGTCGGCCTGACCTGCGACAACGCACCGACATTCAAGATCAGTTACGCCGCCAGGTACCAATGGAAGGAATATAAGCCGAGCTGTCTTAAAGGATTGCGTAAGCGGAAATAAGCGTCCACAAGTCAAAGAGCCACCATGACCACCGAAGATCGTATTTCCGGGGCGAGAGCCTATCTCGCAAAACTGCCCGCCGCCGTCGCCGGCCAAGGCGGACACCCCGCCACCTACCGCGCCGCCAGCATCCTCGCCAACGGGTTTGACCTCCCCTGGTCGGACGCCTGGGCTTTGCTTCAGGAGTTCAACGCCCGCTGCTCGCCCCCTTGGTCGGAGAAGGAACTCCGCCACAAGTTGAACGATGCCTACGTCAAGCCGCACGAACGCCAGAAGGGCTGGCTCGTCGCCGGCAAGGAGCGTCGGGTCGGCGCGAACGGCCGCTTCGTCTTCGACCCCACCCGGGTCGCCGAGCTGGCCGACGCCCAGACACCCTTCACGACGGCCGACGTCCTCCTGAACTGCTTCAAGGACGAGGACGTCATCTGCATCACGAACGAGGCCGGCCAGACCGAGGACGGCAAGTGGTTCCCCGCGTCCAAGGGTCTGTTCCTGACCCGCGCCGAGTGGATTACCAAGTTCTTCGGCCCAGGAGCCGTGGGGGCGTCCAAGTTCGCCGGCACGGAGTCCGGGGCATGGATTCGCATCAACCCCTTCACGCCGGATGACTTCACGGGTACGGACGGGGCGGTGTCGGCCTACCGGCACGTCTTGGTCGAGTTCGACAAGAAGCCGAAGGACGAGCAGGTGGCCATCTTCCAGCAGTCGAACCTGCCCATCAGCCTGCTCGTCGACTCGGGCGGCAAGTCCGTCCACGCCTGGGTGCGTGTCGACGCCCAGAGCAAGGAGCAATGGGAGGAACGCCGTAATACGGTGTATGACTACCTTTCCGACCATGAGCCTGATCCGCAGAACAAGAACCCTTCCCGCTGGAGCCGGCTGGGGGGCGTCATGCGCGGCGAGAACGAGCAGAAGATTGTGGCGTTCAAGGTCGGGGCTTCCGACTGGGACGAGTTCATGGTCTGGCGGGAGGGTCAGGACTTCCCCGAGGAGGTCACGACGGACGTCCTTGAGAATTACGACGTCCTGAACGACCCGAACACGGTCATCGGTCACGGCCGCTGGTTGCAGAAGGGCGGCTCGCTTCTGATCACCGCGCAGTCCGGCATCGGCAAGTCATCCTTCGCCATGCAGATGGCTATGTCGTGGGCTTGCGGGCGGGAGTTGTTCGGAATCCCGGCGAAGCACCCGCTCAAGATGGGCGTCCTCCAGGCCGAGGGCGACGTCGGCGACATGGCCCAGTCATTCCAAGGGGTGATGTCGGGCATGAGGTTGAACAACGACGAGAAGGCCATGGTCAGGCAGAACCTGCACTTCTTCAACGAATCGTCGAAGCGCGGCGACGACATCATCCAGCTCGCCCGCAAGATCGTGGTCAGGCACAAGTTGGACGTCATCGTCCTCGACCCCCTGATGGCGTACATCGGCGGGAACATCAACGACAACGTCGACGTGACGAACTTCTGCCGTGGCCTGCTGGAGCCGATGCTCAAGGAGACGGGCTGCATCGCCATCCTGATCCACCACGAAGGCAAGCCTAAGGCCAAGGAGGTCACGGACGGCCAGACCTTCTCGGACATGATGTACAGCGGGACGGGCGGGGCGGAGTTGGTGAACTATGTGCGAGCCGTCCTGAACATCCGCCGGGAGTCCAAAGACCAGCCGGTGTTCTCGTTCAACCTGTCGAAGCGCGGCAAGGAGGCTGGGATGCGTACCCCGGAGGGTAAGCCCACCCTGACCCTCAAACTGAAACACGCCGACGACCGGGTGTTCTGGGAGGTAGCCCCGCTGGCCGGCGGTTTCGAGCTGCTCAAGGTCGGGCAGCAGTTCAGGCACTTTGAGTCGAAGCCCAAGGTCAGCCGGGGGGCTTTGATCGAGGAACTGGTGACCGACCACAAGTTGAACCGCGACCAGGCGGAGTCGCTCATCAAGGCCATGGTGACGAACGGAATCATGGAGCCGCGCAAGGTTGGGGCGTCCCTGTACTACCAAGGCACCAAGTACGACGCCTAAAGACCCCCCGAGAGAAACCGTGCTTTCGCAGAGGGCCGGGGGGTATCAAAAGGAAGACTCCACCGTGCCTTTCGGTAGAGGGGGAAGCCGTTATTCCTTTAGCCCTCTGTAAAGCCCTCTTCCTGCCCCGTGGCGGTCTTTTCAGGCTCGGGTGCGACTACTTACCCTTGCGGAGCCTCGAAAGGGCGTAGTCGACCAATTCTGGGCTTGCATACCCAGCCATGCCGGCGGCGGCATATCCGAGGGCGATATTACTGAAATACGACTGGGTGGCCATCCCGACGAGGAGGGAGGTCAGGCCGGCCGTGGCGGTACGTCGGGCGATGTACCCGAGGGTATGCCTGTCGGTCGAGCAGAAGTAGCGAATCAGCCATGAGGCCGAACCGATCATGACGCCGATGCCCACGTCGCGCAGGCTCACCGGGATGTCATCAGGGGTGGGGGGTGGTAGGGCGGCACTCACGAAATTCGGGGAGGCTTGGCGTTGGGGGCGAGGACGACGCGGCGGTAGTTCTGCGACCAGAGGAGATTGGCCATGTCCTTGCCCAGGCGGTCAATCTCTGCCTCGCTCTTTTCGGGGAAGGTCAGATGCCCCTGCTCATGGCACAAGACCTCAAGTTGACGCTTGGCACCGAGGCGGGGGTCAATCTCGATCAAGTTCTCGCCGATGGTCGCCTGACCCCATGCGCGCTGGCGACCTAACTTCGTCCAGATAACTTTGACGGACTTACGCTTTGTCATCGGGGGGAAGGGATGGGGATTGATTGACGGAGTCCCGAACCTTGTCGGTCAGCCACCAGAGGCCGAGGCCGGAGACGGCGAGGAGGGTTCCGCCGGCGATCCATTCAAAGTAGGGACTGTCGATGATGAAGGGGACGGAGCCGCAGAAGGCACCCGAGAGCAGCAGGGGGATGCCGATACGCGGGCCGAGGAAGGCCGTGGTCAACGCCCCGATGACGGCGAGACCGACGCCGGCGAGCGTCCAGGCTTGGGCGGACTTGTCCTTCTTCACCCGCTCGACCTCCTTGGTCAGCTCGACGATCCGTGCGTCCTTCAGGTCTGACACCCGCTTGGCTTCCTTCTGGTCGGCCTCAAGGCGTTCCCATGCGCGGTTGACGGCGGTGGCGAGTTTGCGTCCAAACTCCATCTGCTTCGCGTAGTCGATGGGGTCAGCCTTGGTAGCCCGAGCCATGGCGAAGGCCACGTCCGCTTCGGGAGGCTGGGGCAGGTAGGACTGTGCGAGGCGGGACTCCGCGACCACGACCTTGGGCTTGTCGGCGTTGCGCTCGATGGCGACGAGGGCCGCACCTACGCGGTGGTCGGTCTTGTCGAGGTCTTTGCCCAGCGTGACGACGTTGGACTCCTTGGTCGGGGCTTCCGGCTGGGCGGGCAGGGGAGCGTCGCCCTTGCGGAACAGGCTGCACCCGGTCAGGGACAGGACGGCGATGACCAGGAGCAGACGCATGGGGGATTAGCGACCCTTGAGGACGTCGAGGATGGTCTTACCCTTGGCTTCCAGCTCGGTGGCCTTGGCGGCGTGTTTGCGGAAGACGAGCGCGCCGGCGATGAAGCCGACGACGAGGGAGATGAGGATGGCGGTGATCATGGGTTATTCGGAGATGAGTTCGACGCGGACGAGAGGGCCGAGGTCGGCGGGGGTCTGCGGGGTGTCGAAGCCGTAGACCGCCACGTTGGGAGTATCCATCAGGTTTTCCG